ACCTGATGGCCGCGCTTTTGGGGTCCCCCTTTTTGTGGTCCCCTCCACTAATTTCTGTCGGCCAATAGAAACGCGTGCTCAAAGTCTAATTATTGGTGCGCATATCTATAAAGAACTTGTCCACCAAGTTCGAATTAAAAATGTGGGATCCTTTGGTTAACGAGTTTCCCGAGACCGTGCACGGTCTTCGGTGTATGCTAGCTATAAAATATCTGCTTTTAATTGAAAATACATACGCGCCAGATACCCTAGGGTACGATCTAATTCGTGACCTCATTCTCGTCATCCGTGCCAGAAATTATGACGAAGCGTCCCGCCGATATAGTCATTTCAACTCCCGCCTCGAAAGTACGACGCCGGCTGAGCTACGACACTCCCGGAGTCAGCCGTGCCTCTGTCCCCACTGTCCTCGTCACAAATCGAAAGAAAGCATGGACGTACAGGCCCAGTTATCGAAAGCCCAAAATGTACAGAATGTACAAGAGCCCAGATGTCCCACGCGGATGCGAGGGCCCATGTAAGGTCCAGTCTTACGAACAGCGACATGACATAGCCCACACTGGGAAGGTCATATGCATCTCTGACGTTACACGTGGCGGTGGTCTTACCCACCGCACAGGGAAGAGGTTCTGTGTTAAGTCCGTGTACATAATCGGGAAGGTGTGGATGGATGAAAATATCAAGACCAAGAATCACACCAACACTGTTATGTTCTATCTCGTCAGAGATAGACGACCTTTTGGTACTGCCATGGACTTTGGTCAAGTGTTCAACATGTACGACAATGAACCTAGTACTGCTACGGTGAAGAACGATCTTCGTGATCGTTATCAGGTTATGCGTCGTTTTTCTGCATCGGTGACCGGTGGTCAATATGCGTGCAAGGAACAGGCGATAGTTAGGAAGTTTTTTACCGTTAATAATCATGTAGTTTATAATCATCAAGAAGCGGGAAAGTATGATAACCATACTGAAAACGCTATGTTATTGTATATGGCATGTACTCATGCTAGCAATCCTGTGTATGCAACATTGAAAATTAGAATCTATTTCTATGATTCGCTTCAGAATTAATAAACATTGAATTTTATTATAGTCGAAAGTTGTACATCAATAGTCTTGTCCAATACATTATTCATTACATGATTAACCGCCCTAATTACATTGTTAATACTAACAATCCCTAAATTGTTCAAATGTTTCATACATTGAACCCTAAATACTCTTAAGAAACGCCCAGTCTGAGGTTGTAAATGAGTCCAGATCTGGAAGATCAGAAAACACTGGTGAAGTCCCAACGCTTTCCTCAGGTTGTGGTTGAATTGGATTTGGATCGTGATAATGTCGTGGTTCGTCAGTGATGGTCGTTGCTCGTGATTGATGATCCTGAAATAGAGGGGATTTGGCACCGTCCAGATATACGCGCCATTCTCTGCTTGAGTTGCAGTGATGAGTGCCCCGGTGCGTGAATCCATGATTCGCACAATCTATGGAGTAGTAGTATGAACAGCCACAAGGGAGATCTACTCTCCTTCTCCTGATGGTTTTCTTTTTACAAAGTCTATGCTTGACTTTGATTGGAATCTGAGTAGAGTGGCCCGCTGATGGTGACGAAGAGCGCATTTTTTAATGCCCAATCTTTTAGTGCTGCATTCTTTTCCTCGTTAAGATATTCTTTATATGAGGATGTCGGGCCTGGATTGCAGAGGAAGATAGTGGGAATTCCACCTTTAATTTGAATGGGTTTCCCATATTTCGTGTTGCTTTGCCAGTCTCTCTGGGCCCCCATAAATTCCTTGAAGTGCTTTAGATAGTGGGGATCAACGTCATCAATGACGTTATACCAAGCATTATTGCTATATACTCTTGGGCTGAGATCGAGATGCCCACATAAATAATTATGTGGCCCTAATGACCTAGCCCACATTGTTTTACCTGTTCGACTATGCCCTTCAATTACAATTGATTTAGGTCTAATAGGCCGCGCAGCGGGACTCATTACATTTTCGGAAACCCAACACTCAATTTCATCTGGGACTAGATCAAACGACGAAGATAGAAAAGGATTTTTAAAAACCTCGGAACGAGTAGGAAAAATTCTATCTAAATTACTATTTAGATTATGAAACTGTAAAATATAATCTTTGGGCTCTAATTCCTTAATTACATTAAGAGCCTCTGACTTACTGCCAGAGTTAAGCGCCTTGGCGTAAGCATCATTGGCTGATTGTTTTCCCCCTCGTGCAGATCGTCCGTCGATCTGAAACTCTCCCCATTCGACGGTGTCTCCGTCCTTCTCCATATATGACTTGACATCGGAGCTTGATTTAGCTCCCTGAATGTTCGGATGGAAATGTGTTGACCTAGTTGGGGAGACCAAATCGAAGAATCGCTGATTCTTGCACTGGAATTTCCCTTCGAATTGAATGAGAACGTGGAGATGAGGAGACCCATCTTCGTGAAGCTCTCTGCAAATTTTAATATATTTTTTATTAGTAGGGGTAATTAGGTTTCGTATTTGGGAAAGTGCCTCCTCTTTCGAGAGAGAACACTGAGGATATGTAAGGAAGTAGTTTTTGGCACTGAGTTTAAACTTAGAAGGAGGAGCCATTGACTTGGTCAATCGGTGTCCAGCAAACTATCGTATATAATTGGGGTATGGGGTCTTATTTATAGTAAGGGGGGTTTTACATATAGTTACTTGCGGCCATCAGTATAATATT